GTCGGACCTATGAGTGACGTCCCCATTCCAGCCATTGGAAACTTTGCGCTTGGAATGCTGAGTTACATTAGCTCTTTTTTCACGTTTTGGCGTGGCTCTATAGTTTATTTCGTGGAGATTGTGGGAACGCAATTTCATGAAGGGAAATTAGATTTTTGTTTTCATCCTCAGATTTCAACAACTTCGGTTACGCCTCTAACATACAAATCTCGTATGTCACAATACTTTCGAACAGTCCATATCAGGAACGGCAGTAATGTCTTTGGATTTAGAGCAATCTATCCTGGAGACACACCTGTTAAGAGAGTTTACAATGGTCTTCCGCTTTCGGATGGACCTTCAGACGAGAATTACCGCTTTCAGAATTATTTCAGTGGAGCGATTTCACTGGTCGTTTCTACTTTGCTAAATGCACCCGAAACAGTTCAACCTAATGTAGAAGTCAATATTTACAAGATGGCTGGACCAGATTATGAATTGTTTATGAATACGGCAGTAGGGTCAAGTATTCAACCAGTAGGTGAAGCCCCCGTTGTCAGAATCAAATCCCATGGAGATGACGATGACACAATTGATCGCAATACCAATTGGTTTCAAATGAAAACAGAAACCTTGGGTGTTGGGAACAATATGGCTGGAGATATTTCGCAATCACATTTTGGAGAGTATTTTCACAGTATAAGGGACATGTGCAAACGCTATACTATCAATCAATTCGTTACGCAAGATTTTCCGCTTACTACTGAAACAATTTCAGGAGAAGTACCAATCGAGTATAGACTAGGGTATATACCGTCGAATTTTGGAAAATCTTATTTGCAGCGAGTGACATCGATGTTTAGGAATTTTAGAGGAGCAACCGTACACAAAATCAAAGTTAAGGCAACACTTCATTCAGAGACAACAGTTAAGGATTTAGACTTCACAGGTATGATCACGCAACAAGCTTCTTCTTCACTCGATCTAATACAATGTTATAGATCAAACTCACATTTTTTGAATTTTCAACCGCATGCCTACGTTTCTAACGATCAGGTAGCAGAATTTAAAGTGCCGTTTCTGTGCAGCAGAACCTCGGCTATAGTGGAGAAGCAATTTGAGACGAGTTTTACGACCTATGAGGAGGAGGCGCTAGGAGAACAGTCACTTAATTTAATGATCTGGCCACATTTGCCGCCAGACACGCCAGCAGGATATAAGGTGTCATTCAGAATTGAATGGCTTTCAGCTTTGGCAGATGAAGCTACTTATGGAGTTTTTATCGGTATACCGGAAGTGTATATCGCTATGGGCCCCAGTGGTGGTTGCATCTTGCCAGATTTTTGGCAAACAACAGCGTTGAAAAAGACACAACAACGCAGAACAAACACGCTAGTGTAAACATGAATTCAGTTTACATACGCTCAAACAGAACATTTTTTGAATTCACTTTAATCAAATAAAACACAACTTTTATTAATGATATTATTTATTTATTTTTTATTTTTTACAATCATCTTTAAAACTTTCATAATCATACATGAGGCAATGGGCCGGACCTGGAAGGGACAAAGCAGCAATGCTTCTCCACCTCATGTAGCGTTTGATATACTGTAGTTAGGTATATCGTATGTAGTGCAACAACTTCAATTATGACCCGGGCGATTATATTCTTTTTTTAAGAATGGCTAAATCCGGGGTGCGAACTTCGGCTATTAGACGTTATTGAAACAAGGAAATTAATAGAACACTTATTTATCACATTTTTTCTTCAAATTTAGCAATTAATTACTTTTTTCCGTACTGG